CCCATTTATACCCACACTATATAGGCGCGTCAAGCAAAAAAGATAAGAAAAATTATGTATTGATTTTAAACGATATTTTACGTCAAAAAAAAGCACGTCAAAAGTTGACGTAGTTGACGTAATGTTGATTATTAAACAATATCAATGGTTTGCAAGTTTACGTCAACTACGTCAAAAATCTAATTTGACGTAGAAAATGTAATAAAATCAATAGGTTATTTTACGTCAACTACGTCACCCCCTATAAGGGGGGGTATATACCCTACCCCCCTTGATGTAATTATTGATGATCCGATTAATGTTTAAGGTATGGGAACTGTTGGGCTTGCATGGGTTGCCCGTTGTCGGTATTGTGAAGGCAAGAACAGGACAAGGAATGAAAATGCCCAAGGTCGGTGAACAAGTCGAGAAGGGTGGGAAGCGACTCACGCCCCCACAACAAAAGTTTCTTGATAACTACATTCACAAAGATATGACGCAAACGGGTGCGGCTAGAGCCGCAGGATATAAAAACCCGAACGTATCTGCCGTACAGCTTCTCAATCACCCACGGGTGAAAGAACGCATGGAAGAAATGCGACAAGAGCTAGAAAGCAAATACGGCGTGTCCGTGACCAAATCTGTTCGGGATATGCAAAGGCTCAGAGATGAAGCATGGCAGGCAGGGAACTTCGGGGCCGCAATCAAGGCAGAAGAACTGCGCCTGAAGGTAACGGGCCTCATGGTAGCTCGTAGCCATGTAACACACGAAAACGTGGACAACCTCACACGGGATCAAATTGTAGAACAACTGCAAGAATTCATGACTCGCGCTAAAGATCGCATGATTGACGTAACACCAACAGAAAATCCCACAGAATCCGAACAAATCCCTATAACAGATTATAACGGCGAAGCCGTAAAGTAGCGTCTGCGCTCCATGTGGGGTGGCTGGCGGGGTCTAAGACCCCCCAAAAACGCCCCCAGAACGCCGAAGCGCACCTGTTCGGGGTTCAGGGTGCCAAACTTGTTCGGGATAGCTCCCAGCGCAGCCCAGCAGCTTTTAAAAAATTAAAAACGCAGCCAGCGATTCGGGACGCAGCGAGTCTGCTCGGACCATAACCCGACAAATTGTTCGGGTTCGGGGTTCATGATTCAGGCTGCACGGGAATCATCGGGCTGCAACTTCCGGGCAGCTACCGGGTCGGGATCGGGGCCAGCAGCCGGGGAGCACAACCCGATGAATTGTTCGGGTTATCGGACCAGGCAATAGCTGCCGGGTAATTCCGCCGGGCCGCAGCCTCCGGGGAGAAGTAACTCCGGGTCGCAGCCAGCCCGGAGAATCACAACCCGAACAATTGTCCGAAAGCTGCCGGGCCGCTGCGTCCTGCTGCGAGTCAGCAGCGCCGAATCTTTTTTCACTTTACCTGTTGACATACTATATAGTGTGGGATAATGTGGGATTATTCTAGTAAAGAGGAGAAAAGAAAATGAGAAAAGAAACTCAAAAGATCGCAAAGGCTTTCTATAATAGAAGGAGAGCTACCGCCGCTCGCACAACTACTAGCGGTGAGGTAGTCAAGTTGCATGATAATATTATTGCATGGCGTACACTTGACGGAGACATTGGATTTAGCATGAAGGGTTGGCCTACTGTTACAACCCGTGAAAGAATTAACGGAATTTTATCCACATTCGGATATGGTAGGTGGGGGGTAGCGCAACGCGGCGGGGAGCAGTACCTTGTGCTTGGCGCGGAAAAAATGATGCCCATCGGAGATGACGAGCATTTCTATATTAGCGATCTTAAAGGAATGGAAAAGCCAGAGGTCGCATAAACAATCGGGCTTCGGGGTTCGGGCTTTCGGGTTCGGGCTTCGGGGTCGGGGTATAGTATATATACATAGGTATATATACCTATATATACACACATATATACACACACATACACATGCGTTCCTTATAAATATAAAAAACCGATTTTTAGCGCGTCAATTTTGGCGCGTTTTTTTTGACGCGGCGCTGGCCTGAAATCATAACCCGAGCAATTGTTTTACATATTCCCATAAATTCCCTTGTCTTATGGGATAAAACCATGCTAAAAGACCTTATCGGCGGCGCTTTTGTCGGCGGTATCTAGAGAAAAGGAAGCAAAAACAATGACTTACACATTTGGAATTGAAATAGAAACAAGCGGCGCAAACATCCCAACAATCGAACGCGCATTGGAACGCGCTGAAATTCGCGGTTGTGATGTAAAACCAGATGGCACGCCACGCGTTGACGCCGAAATAGTTTTGCCACCGCTTGCCGCTTGTGATCGCGGCACCTTTGCGTGGGACTATATCAAGAAAATTTGCCGCGTTCTTTCCGACGTTGGTGCCAACGTGAATTCATCATGCGGTTTACACGTCCATATCAGCAATGCGCCGCTTAATGATGGCGTAAACGCAACCGCGTTTTGTGGTGAAAGTATTGACGTTAAAGAGCGCACTGGCCGCTTTTATACTAATCACGCTGAACCTATGGATTTCATAGCGGTTCAAGATATCATGCGCCGCTATACGCGCCAACAAGACGCGGTTAACTCTATGTTCCCACGTTCGCGTACCGACAACCGCTATTGCTCACCATTAAGCACGCGCCGCATTGAGAACGCTTCTAACATTAGCGAATTGACGTTTGGAAAGTTTACTACAATCAATTTGCAAACATGGTCGCGCGGCACGATTGAATTCAGACAAGCAAGCGGCACCATTGAAGCCGACAAAATTATCAATTGGGTTAAATTCCTTTTAAACCTTGTTGACCATACCAACGCCAACCGCGTCGAAAATGGCAACCGAACAATTGTTACTGATACGCCAGAGCAACCATTCAGACGCGGCGCACGCGTTGGCGTTCAATATACAATGATGCGTTCAGATGGTGGCGCGACTACACAGCAAATAATGGATGCAACCGGCTGTAGTGAACAAAGAGTACGCGCCGCGGTTAGTGAGATACGTTCACGCGTTGGTGATGCGGCGGTTGTCACTAGCACGCAACAAGCGAACGGCGCGCGATATGGTGACGGCACGCATCACACAAGCTATACGGTTTTGTTCAGTGTAGAGACTGAAGGAAGCGGCGCGCAATTACTTCCAGAAAACAGACGCGGCGTTGAAAGTATATGGGCAAATGTAGATGATAACTTGTTCGAATGGTGGCAAGATAGAATAACCGCGCTAGGATAAGCCTAGCGTACCACTCCAGAGAGACAGAGAAGCCCGCCAAGCGCGGGCTTTTTACTTTTCTAAGGTACCCTACCCAACCCGAACAAATGTTCGGTAAACGGGGTATATGGGGCCTATGACCCCCCCCTATATATTCGGACAATCGGACAGCAGCTTTACACACTGTTCCCCACCTACAACCACCTCAAAAAACCTTTTTACCCTCTATGGGTCCCATAGACCCCCCAAAAAAAATTTTTTACAAAAAAATCCATTGACCCCTCCCTTATCTTCCCATACCGTACCATCTAAAGTGGAATGGATTTATATAATGCCTAAGTACAGATTAAATTACGGCGACAGTTTTGAGTTTTACGCTCAGGGTGCGGGTGAGGTTGTTCCTGTGATGCAGGGTCGTCATCGTTTTGGCGATGATAGTGAGCGTTCATTTATGCGGCGTTCTGCTATGGAGATGTGTGAGTGGAGTGGCAAGAATTATTATTTTCATAGCCGAGATGCGTTAGCTGAGAGTATGTTGAGGAATGGATTATTAGAGGTTATTGATTAAATCTTCAGTTCTTGTTAGGATTGGCTTGAATTTTAGGAGATTTATGAATGGCTGCTGTTATGACTGCTCCGATGGGTCCACCGATGGGTGGTCCGATGGGTCCTCCTCCCGCTGCCCCTGCGCAAATGCCGAACATGGCACCGCCCCCGAATGCGGGTCCACCGCCTATGGGTGGAGCGCCGCAGGCACCGAAGAGTGAGTTGTCTTCGCGTGTGAGTGGATATGGTGGTAGTGCGAAGGGTCGCGCTGGCTTTAAGGCGTCTTTACGCAATCGCAAGAATACTTTTATGCAGAAGCAACA